GCGCCCATTTTGGCCTGTATAAGGCCGGTTTGGGGCAGGGGCGGGGCTGCCCTCTGCGGCAGTGGCAAAACAGCGCCAGCGCCGTCTGTAACGTCTGGGTTGACCTCAAGGTACGGCCAGTTCTGGGTGTTTGCAGTCTTCCACTGCGTCTCGTAACCCTCGAACTGCCCGCCGTAGCCGATAAACGGTGCCTTGGGGGCCAGCGCCAGCATCTCAGCTTCCTGGCTCGTCCAGTAGTTGTACATGCGCTGCGCGTCTTTGGCGTTACGCACGAGGCCGCTGACGTACAAACGGCCCTCAACCTCGAACTCGTTGCCCACGCAGCGAATCACCGGGATGTGGGAACCTGCCCAGTCGGACCGCTCCAGCACCTCGTAGCCGTTGATCTTGAGCCACTTGACCTTCTTGCGGTCAGACTGACGCGAGCGCAGGGGCTTGCCGAACTGCATCCGCAGCATCTTATCCTCGGGCGAGCCTTGGAACGCGGTCAGGTTGCCGGGGTACAGGTTGAGCGTCTCTTTGGTGTTGTCGATGTAGAAGTACTCGGCGATCCGAACCGTGTTCTCGTTCATCCACTGGCTGAAACCCTGGTCGCCCACGCCCAGCGTCTGCAAGGTGCTCAGGGGCGAGGCGTTGGGGAACTGGCGCTCGTACTCGTCGCGAGGAATGTCCTCGGTGATGAAGCACCAGCGGGCGTCCGAGCCGCACGGGTCTTGGATCAGCGGGTCCATGTAGACGCTAAAGCTGTTCCTGATGCGCCCGATCTTGATGTCTTGGTTGAACGTGTCTGCGTCGCAGTACTCGGTCAGGATACGGACGTAGCCCTCGCCGTAGGACACTTGGTTCTCACAGGCGGTGTCGTAGGCTACGTCGGCGTCGGAGATGTACTCGATGTGCCGAATGACGCCGTTAAAAATCTCTGCCACCTCGACATCGGCCTTGTCATCGACCGGAATGACCTTGGGCTGCGGGCGGTTCAGGCGTTGCTCGTTGGTGACTTGATGAACGTGCTGGGGCAGCTTGTTGATCGTCAGGCACGGGCGGGCGTTGATCGTCTGGCCCTGCACCGCGCCACGGGTTGCCAGTACATCGGCGGGCCACTGCCAGTGGTTGTCGGGCGAGCCAGCGTAGAACCGCAGGTCGTCTAGCTCGTCCTCACGCGACTCCGACAGCGCGGAGATCGCCATATCCAGGCGGCTGCGGGCGGTCGAGAGGACATCGGCGTCGCTCTTGTCCTTGGCCGAGCCGCCCTCGCTGACTGCGCCAGCGGCAACAACGCCTGAATAGTCTTGCGGCATGGCTTACTTGATTTTGCTCAGAACCTTGGTCACCGTCGCCTTGACGTTGGTGCCGCTGGGGATGCTACCGTGGCAGCCCATGCCCGGCATCTTGGAGTATGTCTCCTTGTTGCGGTCGGGCATACCGCTACCGGACATCTTCGGCTCGCGGGCGTTGAGTTTGCTGATGGGTGCGAGGGTCTTGCTCATTTCTTGCCTTTCGGTGCTGCGCGCTTGACAGCGTATGCGATGGCAACGGCCTGCTTGACCGGCTTGCCAGCTTTGACTTCAGCCTTCACGTTTTTGCGGAAAGCCTCGGGGGTTTTTGACTTGACGAGTGGCATCACTTGCCTTTTTTGGCCGTCTTGGCAGACTGCACGAAGTCTTTTTTGGTCGGCGCGCCCGGAGTGCCGGGTTTACGCATCTTCTCGCCGCTACCGGCTTTGATGCGCTCGCGTTTAGCTGCAATGTTACTGTAAAGACCGGGTTTTGTAGCCATGATCAGCACTTCCAGCGTTTAAGAGCCGCCTTGGCCCGTTCACCATCTTTGGCTTTCGCCGCGACGGCGCCCATTCGTGAGCAGAAACTGTCTTTTCTTGCTTGGTCAGCCTTGGTCTTGGGGCTTGGTGCTGGCGCTTTGAGGTTGGAGCCGGTGGCGGCGTTGTACTTGGCGCGACCTTTGGCGGTCAGGCCAGCGCCCTTGCTGACGGGTAGCTTCTCGCCCCGTCCGACACTGAGAGACACGCCTTTTTTCGCCATTTACGCCCCCATCCATGAGGTTGAAATGCCCTGCATCCCCATTGGACGACGGACATCGGTACGCGAATTGTACTCCCGATGGGCCACGGGGAACGCAAAAGTGACGGCCAGGGCGTCTGCCGCGTCGGGCGATGACAGTCCACGAGCCTTCATTTCCTTTTTCCCCTCTAGGTAGATGGTCCCAGCCGAGTTGGGCTTCTTCATGGGGCCGGTCAGGTCAGTTTTTAGCTGTCTGTCCTGGGGAAGTGCTGCCGTTTTCAGCCACTCCCGCATCGCGCCCCACATCTCGGCCCGCTTGTTACCCCACATAACCGGGTTCTTGGCCTTCCAGCCAAAGTTGACCCCACGGACTTTGTACCGCTGCTCGTTCAATCTGTCAAGTATCCCATACCCAAGCCCACCCTCGTCGATGACGGTCAGGGTCGGCTTGAACTCCTCGATCATGTCGATGACGTTACCCACTGTGGTCATGGTGTCGTCGCCCTTGAACCGCCGTATCGCCACGATGTCACGCCCCTGGCGCACCACCATGACTGTGGAGTCCATGCCGCCTCGGGCTGGGTCGATGCCCAAGACGATGGGGGCTGTCATGTCCTTGTGCTTGGGCCGTTTCATGGCGTCATCGACCACGCTGGGCATGATGAACTGGTCATCGCCGCTCTTGGGAAAGTCGCCGTAGACCTCGACCCGCGCCTCGTCCGAGTCCTCGCCGTACTCCGCGATGATCTGCTCATAGATCGACTTGTCGGTGCCCTCGACTGTCCTGGCGTCGATCTTTTTACTTCTCCAGAAGTCTCGCTTACCCCCGTCCACCGCCTCGTAGAAGTACCCGGTGTTGCGCCGACCGTTGCTGAACGCGAGCCAGTACCGATCCAAGATGTTCTCTGTAAAGAAGCCCGCCGCCACGGACCAGATGCTGTCCGGGATACCCGACGCCTCGTCGAAGATCACCATCATGCCGTCCATATTGTGGACACCGGCATAGGCGTCTGGGTTCTCCTCGCTCCACAGCTTACCCTCAGCGCCCCAGTACCGGGTGCCCTTACGAAGGTCACGCTCAACAAGGTCAGTCAGCCACGCAGCCGGGGCCAGCTTGGTGGCCGACGGCTCCCACCAGTGGGCGTTGATGCTCATGGTGGCCCACTTAGTCAACTCACCCCAGGTCACCGTCCTTAGCTGCGTCTCGCTGTTGGCCGACACCACGACAGACGAGCCAATCCGGGTTGACAGCATCCACAGGATTAACCAGCTAACCAGAGCCGACTTCCCCACCCCTCGGCCAGACGACACCGCGTGGCGCAGCGCGTCAATCATCTCTTCTGCGCTGATCCGTCCCCGGTTGGTCTTGATGAAGTCGGCAATCTCACGCAGCGTCTCCCGCTGCCACCTGCGCGGCCCTTTGAACCGTTCAAGGGGTGTGTTCTTTTGCCCCCAGGGAAACGCGAACAGGACGAACGTCTCCGGGTTGTCCGAGACTTGGGGCGACCACAACTGCGTCATGAGCAGTTGCTCCTCCTCGGGGCTGTACCTGAGTCGCTGCATCACTGCTCCTTCAGTTCGCCGGTTTCGTACTTCTCACGACCATCGAGTGAGTTGTGGATCAGCACATCGTGATCCTCGTCATACTCGGGGTGACACCAGCAGTTGCAACCCTCGACGATGTGGTCGCGCAGGTCGTTGAGCGGATAGACGTGGATCACTGGTCACTGCTCCAATCGAGGGGTTACATCTGAGACATCCAGCACTTCAGCCTCAACGATCCGCATCTGGGCCTGGGCCAGCGCCTCAGTGATCGAGATAGACCCTGCCACCTCGACCTGTTTGACCTCACCGTAGCGCTTCTTGTTCCAAGCGCCCATGAGCCACTTGCGAGTGTCAATCTTCAGCTTGGATCGCTGCACATCTTCGAGTGTGTCATCCGCATCGGCAATCTCAAGGATCTCGCCTGCAATGAACTCTGTTCTGCTTTCCTGCGCTTCCTTAAACCGCTCATGGCGCATCGGGTCACGCTTGACCCACTTCAGGAAGTCCTCGTAGGACACGATGCGGTAGTCATCTTCGAGAAGGTCACGCAGGCTGCGACCCCGGTAGACCTGTTCGATGACTCGTTCGAACATCTGCTCGTACTGGGTGTGCAGCAACTCCCGCGACTCCTGGGGGAGCTTCGGTGGCTTGGGGTCGGGCACGGACAGCCAGCTTGGCAGTTCGATTGATTGTTCACTGGCGACAGCCGTGCCTACGGATTGAGGGTTGCCTTGTTCCATAGTGCATAGGAGTGTATCGGGGAATCGGATACCGCGCAACAGTGAATTACTGAACCCGCTGGGTTAGTGGTATCTGGGGTTCTTGAGTTGCATTTGAAAAAAATAAAAAATTGTTCGCGGGGTCTCCGTTGCCGGACCGGTTAGTCCGTCGGCCCCCACCCGCCCCCTCGCCCCCAGAACCCCGGGCAAATCGGCACCCGCGACCCCGTGGGTACAACACCCGGAACCCAGCGGGTCAGGGGATCGCGGGGCACCCAGCGGGTTCCAGTAGGTCAGTAAACCCAGCGGGTCAGGGGATCAGGGGAAACCCAGCGGGTCAGGGGATCGCAAGGCTAGATTGACCCAGTGGGGCGGGAAACCCTCGATTTGAGCGGGTTCGGGGCGACCCCGTGGGTTTTTTGGGGCACTTGTGACAGATGCGCCTTTCGCGCAGGCGACCCCCCGGTTTTTCGACTTTTTGAAACAGCACTTATTTTCT